GTGCTGATAGATCAACAACCTTGCTCAAGTCCAGCGTAGGTAAATCACTCATCCGAGTTCTCCATGTTTTTTGTCAGGTCTGCGATGTTTCTGCGAGCTGTGAGTAGACCTGTGATAACCCCACATTTATTGCAGTACTCCTCGTAAGACTTAGCAGATTTGGCTCCTAAGTCTTCTTCGATTTGTTTGATGTTTGCATCAATCTGTTGGATCAAAAGATCCAAGGCGTTTTTAGTTTGGTACATCAGTTATCCTTTTTAGGTTTCTGCTGTTGTTTAGCCCTTACTTCAGCTTGCATCTGAGCAATCTCCCTTTGGCTAGCTAACATCATCTGATGCTTCTGCATGTCCATGCCGGTAGTAAAGCCAGCTTGCTCATGCGTGTGATCACGTTGCTGTTTGTCAGCTTGCGCCTTCATTGCAATCTTCACACCTTCAGTCTCTTGCTGCGCAGTAATACGCTCACGCTCGATCTGCAACTGTGCTTGCTTGAGCATGACATCGGCCTGGTCTTTAGCCGCCTTACGCTGTTGTTCAGCCGCTTTAAGCTGGAGTTCTTGCTGCTGCAACTGAATGAGCGGATCTTCTTGCATCTGCTTGTTCTTCTGCTGTTGAGCTTGTTGCTGGCTCTGCTGTAAGAGCTGTTGTGCAGCCTGCGCAGCCATCTGAGATATCTGAACCTCCATCTCTGGAGACATCTCAACTTCATCCGCATCCTCTTGATATGGAGGCAACGTCTGACCCATCTGCTGCTCGATCTGCTTGCGCATCTCCATACCCAAGTGCTCAGCTACGTGCGCTGAACCCGCAGCCATAAGCTGCTGCGCCAATTGAGGACTCTGACTGAGCATCTGTTGGATACGAGGATCTTGAGCCATGGCCATGTGAACCGCAATGTGGGCCTTGTGGTCTTGGTAGATGAACGCTTTAACAGGCTTGTTGTTGAGCATGTTCTGGTTCTCTGTTACAGGGTCACGAGGCTTCATATCGTCGTGCATCGGTACAAGCTTCTGGTAGTTCTTGATGCCAAGCACGTCAAGCATCTGGCGATGCAAGAGAGGTAAGTCATACAACTGTGGAGCTGTCTGAGCTAACTGAAGAGCCGCCTGATACTGAACAACTTTCTGAGCCATCGTCGCAGCGTTGGGATCACTCACTGGGATGATGTCGACCTGATCATAGTCAGACTGCTTAGCACGACGACCGCCTTCTACTGGCTCGTAGCTGTACTCTTCTGGAGTGTAGTCACGGATGATTACTTTCAAGAGCTTGAACTCTTGCTTCATCGAGTAGTGGATGCGAGCCTGAACAGCCGACATCGTCTTGAGCTGACGCTCAAGGATGGCCAGTGTTGTACCCACAGGAGCCTGCGCTGACATGTCTGATGTTTGCAGCTCAACAGCGCCAGCGAACTTGCGACCTTCATCAATGATCTGATTTAAGAGCGCCGCCAAGACCTGTGATGGCTCCTTGTATGGCAGAGGCATGATGTTGTCGCGCATCGTGCCGCTAGGAACGTCTACATCACGGAACTCGCCGGGGGAGATTGGGGTGTCATCACCTTTGGTGCGAAGTCCTCGAGTCTTAAAACCACCGGGGAGGTTTGATAAAGTTCCAGCGTCAACCAACTGACGAAGAATAGAAGTACCAGATTTAGCAAAAGAACCAATAAGGTGGACAAGGCCAAAATTATAAAAACCGAACCCGGGAATATCACCGTAGTGGACGAAGTGCGTACGTTTTTGGCAGAGTTCGTCGTCTGGTTCCCAGTTGCGTCTGATCGCAAGGATGTTCGTTGTACCCTTTTCAATCGTGACGATGTACGGGAGCGCAATCCCCGTCTCTTTGCCTGTGTCTTCGTCTTTATGCTCATAGCCTTTAAGGTCTAAGTCGACCTGCATCTCCAAGAGTTTAAATCGGTCATCTTGTGTTGCACGAAAGCCCATTTTCTCTGCAATGCGCTTCTCTACTTCGTCCATTGTCTGAGTAGGTTCACCCAAGTCAATATCACGATAGAAACCTTCATGCTGTAGTCGCTTAAGATCGTTCTTGTTCTTACGCATGACGTGCGTAATACGTTCTGCATCAGCAAGACTTGAAGCACCGTAAGGCACGACCACATCTTCTGCTGGCGCATACATAGATACTTGACGACCAAGGGCTGGGTCGTAGTACACCTTCTTAAACGCGTTACCGGCAAGCCCCAAGCCCCAGAGCATGCGCTCATGCTCAGGACGATACTCTTTCATCACGTCAGTAAGCTGATAGTTCATGTCTTCTTGAACTCGCTCCGCCGCGTCTTTCTTCTCAGGGGTTTCTTTGCCAATGATCTTTGTCTTGACAGGACCCATCGCAGGGAATGTCTCCATCATTGTCTCAGCTTGGAACTTCACAACTGCTTCAGTCAGCAGTGGGTGGTACACGCCGCATGCGCCGGGCCAAGGCTCTGATCTTTCTTCAATCTTCAAGCCTAATAGTTCTAAGCCATCAACATATGTCTGTACCCAATCTTTGCGGGCGGACACATCAGACTCATACTCACCGATCAACTCAGTAGCAAGTGCGGCAAGAACATCATCAGGGATATCTTCGGCTAAGTTTTTACTAAACTCATCGTCGTCTTCTGTTGGCTCAATCTCAATCTCTACATCCCCCGCCCGTATGCTTACTGACTCGGGGTCTTCAATCTCAATCTCAATTGGCTCTTCAGCCGCCCCTAACTGATCTAGTCCTTGGGGAGCCTCGTACAGAGCTTTATCCATATTTGTTGCCATGATGTATCCTTAGTAGTACGCAGCCTTCTTGCGGTACTGTTTTAAAAAATTATCTTCCGGCTCGTCCGTCGGAAGTCGTAAAAACCCACCCTGCCGGAATCTTAACAGTGCAAGCGTTGTAGAGTCCACCAAGTCGTCATTGGTGCCAGCTGGAAAGTCATTGCACTCTTCTATTACTTCCTTAGCCCATCGGTGGTCTGGTGCAAACACGATGCCGGATGCAAATAAGTCAGACACCGCGTTCACCCGCGCTATTTTGTCTTGTCCTTTGCCCGGAGTAAACTCCCCTACAGGCACGCCCATGCGCCTAAACTCCTGATACAGAGCCGATCCGTTAGATTTCTTCTCCACCATGAACGCATCAGGCTGCCATTCTTTGTATTCTTCAAGCACCAGCTTTTTTAGTTCTGGGTACTCCATACGTTTCTTGATTGCATTGAGCAAGATGATGGCAAAGTTCTGAGTTTCCTCGTTATAGAACACACCCCACGTCGTCAGTGCGTTATAGTCAGCCCTATTAGTAGCTTCCTGCGCAGCATCAAGCGACATAATGATGAACTCGCATTCGGGAGGGTCTTCTTTTTCCCAAATTTGCCACCACTCACGTTTAATCAGAGCGCCTTCCTCTGAAGTAGGCTTCTGCATGTACTGCGCATTCCAATAACGGATGTCCAGGGCTGCTTTTTTGGCTAATAACTCCTCAACATCCCAGAATTCTGGCCAGAGTGCTTCTCCGTCGTCTTTAATGGCAGGAAATTCGACCACTTCCCACGGATCTACGTCCTCATTTCGTTCAGTTTGCTGAACAATCATGCCCGTCAGATCCAATTTGGACCAACGAGTCATAACAATAATAATCGCGCCACCCGGCATAAGACGCTGCAAAGGACCAGACTGGAACCACTCCCAAGCAGGAAGAAAAACATCGGGCCTTCCGGTTTTAGCTTCTTGTTCAGAGTGTGGATCGTCAATAATAAATAGGTCAGCACCCCGGCCTGCAAGAGCGCCTCCGACGCCGATTGCAAAATATTCACCATTAAAGTTAGTCCCCCACCTTGAAGCAGACTTTGAGTCCGATTGAAGCTCTACCTGCGGAAATATGCCTTTATAAGCTTCCGATCCAACGAGGTTACGCACGCGACGGCCAAAGTTAACAGCCAGATCCGCCGTGTGAGAGCCCATGATAATTTTTTTCTGAGGATACTTACCGAGAAACCATGCGGGCGCAAGATAGGATATGAGCTCAGACTTACCATGTCGTGGAGCAATGTTAACAATAACTCGTTTTTTCTTACCAGCAGCAATATCTTCAAAAATTTGAATAAGCTTGAGATGGTGAGGTCCCACTTTATAACCTGGGTAGACGTGGTTGATGAAGTCAAGAAAGCTCTCCTTACCCATACTCTGGGTCATGCCAGCATCGTACTGTTTTAACAGCTCAAGAGTACGCCTTTTCTGCTTATCAGGCATAGCTGGCAAGGCTTGTCGCAGCTTGAAGATGTCTTCAGGCGTTAGTACTTGACTCATGCTTTATTACTTCGCGGGCTTCAACATCAATAACCTTACTTTCTAAGCTTTGTAAGGTCTCTAAAAGTTCTTTTTCTACCTCTTCGGCAGACATAATTTTGTGTGTAACTTCTGATCGTTTCTTAAACGCGTCTACACCATCTACTTCACCTAGTTTAGACAGTGCGGCAACCCTTACTTTGGGGTCCCGTGCGTGTTCTACTTCATGCACAAGCTTATTA